GTTCGCTTAGTACGTTCGTTAATACAAAAACGGTAAAAGAAGCTGTTTCAATTACAGCTAAAAATACAAATTCAGGCTGGCCGTTGTTTTCTAAAAAGAATTCTAATGTATGTATTAATGACACATTGAAATGGCTACGATCTGTACTAAATAAGCCTTATCAATATTCTCTATTTAGGAATCCTTTAATGTTACTTCCTGAAGTTATATTTCATAGATTTCAGCCAGTAATTAAAGATGATGAATTGCAAATTAAAATACGTCAGGTTTGGTGCGTTCCTCAAAGAATAGTAGCGCTTGAATGCTATTTCTTTAGTAATTTAGTAGATAAAGTTACTGAATTAAACAAATCATTGATGCAACCTTGTTATTCTTCAGGTCTTAGAAATTTTGAAATTAGTGATGGTATAATTGGAAATTTTAGAAATAAAATTTACCAAAAATACACTAATAAATTATTTAGTGAATATTGTATTTATTCTTGTGATTACAAGAAATACGATAGAACTATACCTCCTTATTTTATAGATTTATTTTTTGAATTAACCAAAACTTCAATTTCAATGGACAAAAAAAGAAGAGCAGCTATTCGATTTACTTAGATATTATAGTAAATTTAGTCCATATGTGCACGACGGAAAATTTGGAATGAAGTTCAGGGGTATAAGTTCTGGTTCATACATTACAAACTTATTTGATTCTTTGGTAAATCTAACAATGTGGCATTTATGTCATTATATATCTAGTAATTTTGGCAATTTAATTGACAAAATTATAAAAGATGAAAATGAATTTTTGAATATTGAAAATGATGATATATCAAGTGATATATTTTCAAAAACAAAGAATTATTTAACAAATGTATGCGTATGCGGAGATGATACTTTAATATTTACTTATCCTAAGATGATTCTTCTCCATTTCAATGTCTGCCATTCACTCGGAATGAATACTTCACTTAAGCATACTTGTAGAAATTCAAGTGAAGATATTTTCTTCCTAGGTAGATATTGGGACGTAGATTGTAGGCCCTTTCAGTCAGAAAGATACATGAGTGCGCACATTGTATTTAGAAGTAGATGGTTCAAGAAAGAAGAAGTAAATTTTGATATTTCAAAATATTTACATGTTTATAGAATAATTTCTATATGTTGTCAGTTTTATAATGGTTTACATTATATAAACAAAACATTTGGAAATTGGAGTCCAATGGTTAATTTCTTCAATGAAAAATTACCTTTTGTATACTTAAGAGATTGGCCTAAAGAGGATTATCTAAGTATCAAGCAATTTGAGGATATATTTGATTGGAGAAATTTTTAGAATAAAGGCATTTAACATAGTTAAATGCC